GGAAGGCCAGCGTTCATTGGTGTTTGCGCGGGGCGCGCGTGGCTCCGGCTTCCGGGTGGCTTCCCAAAAATCCGGCCCTGTCGCTGGCGATGTTCCGCGCTTCGCCCGCCAGCATACGAATATCGCCAGGAAGGAACCGGAAACTGCCGTGGGCTGGACCCCGGCCGGACCCTCGCTGGATGCCGGGGTCCAGAAGGCCCCCGTCAACGCAAAGGGGAGAGCGAGCTTTCCAGCGCACTCTCCCCATCTTGCCTTCGGAATAGCACGATCATGTTGCAGATGTCGAAGGAAAAAGTGTTGCAACACATTGGAGTCACTGCGCATTCAGGCGCGCAGCGATCTTGGTCAGGGCCAATTGCCAGCGCCGCCATGCGGTCGTGCGGTCGCAGCCAAGCTCGCCGCTGATCTGCTTCCACGGCACACGGGCCGCGCGGGACCAGACCAGCTTTCGCTCCGCCTCCTCGATCCAGAGCACCCAGTCGAAGGTCTGCTCGAGCCGGGTGATCGCGGCGGCCGAGGGCCAGACCCGCATCGGCTGCGGTTCCATCGCCGCGATCTCGCGGCTGGTCCGCACGATGTCGGGCCAAAGGTTGAAGTAGCCCTGCGCCTTCACCGGCGGCAGCTTGCGCAGGGTGCGGAACGCTTCCTCGAAATGATCGGCGACGCAGTCGGCGGTCCATTCGCGATCAGCCATGGCGCGCCTCACTGTCGGAAGGGCGCGGGCCGTAGAGCTTCTCGCCGAGCTGGCGGACCAGTTCACGTTCGGGCCAGGTGAGGCGGTCGTCATCGGCGGAGACCGCCAGGACGCCCTGTTCCCGCCAGCCCTCGCGCTTGACCTGTTCAGGATCCCGGCGTCGGCCGCCGTAGCCACGGGGATGCCATCTCATGCGACACCTCCCTTCGTCTCGATCGCCCAGAGCAGGATAGCGATGGCGTCGGCCTCGTTGTCGTCGGCCGGGCTGAAGCCGCGGGCGCGGACGGCGGCGACCATGGCGGCCTTGTCGGCGTTGCCCTTGCCCGAGGCGTGGCGCTTGATCGTGCCGACCGGGACGCCCTCGTAGGGCACGCCGCGCAGTTCCGCCCATGCGGTCAGCGTGGCCATGAGCCCGCCGTAGATATGGCTCGCGTCGGTGCCCGCGTGGCGGCGGACTTCCTCGAACCAGATCGCGGCGACTGGACCGGACAGCCGGTCGATCTCGGTCAGCCAGTTGGTGAAGCGCAGGTAGCGCATACCGCCGCCATCGAAGCGGCCCGGGCGCAGCGAGACGGTGCCGCTGGTGATCAGACCGTCATGGCCACGGATCGCCCAGCCGGTCGAGGTGCCGAGGTCGAGCGCGAGGATGCAGCGGTTGCGGGGGGTGTCGAGCGGCGGCGATTCAAACCTTGCGCCGTCGGATTTCGGGATCAGAGTCGGCTGAGCCATGATGGGTCTCCTTTGCCGGGGGCCTGTGGTGGTGGAAGACGACGGCGGTCTGGTGCTTGGCGGTACGGGGCCGGCGTCGTCGGATCGGAAAGCACAACACACCGTCACGGCGGCGCGCGCGGCTGGCCCGGACGTATGGGAGGAGTGGCCACCCCCGCGGGGTGGCCCTCCCATACGTAGTATGGGGGTTTGACACCTAACTGTTCCGGGGTGTTCAAGTGGCTGAAATCATTGCGGAATAAGACTTCATGAAGTCTTCGGGCATGAGTCAGGGACCTAACTCTTATTTTCCCGTAACCCGTTGATTTCATTGAGTGCACAGTTGGCGCTGTCATATGAGTCAGGCCTCACTCATATGAGTTAGGTCGTCCTCGAGCCCCTCCGGGTAGACCCAGACGGCGGGGTTTTCGACCTGCAGGCAGAGCCCGGATTGGGGGCATTTGAAGTGGCTGGGCAGGACCGGACGGGCGGTTGTGGTGACCTCGCCGGTGTCCGGATCGACCTCCTCGAAGGGCGCGCCGAACTGCATGCCCTCGACGCAGAGGTAGCCGAACCGCGACCGGGTGATAGGGAAGCCGAACCCCGAGGGGTCGCGCAGGAACTTCACGAAGCCCTTGGTCGCCAGCACGCTCAGGCGCTCGCGGATGGTGTGCTTGCTGCCCAGACCGCCACGGTTCTCGAAGGTCTCGGCGAACTGCATGGCGGTGTAGAGGCGCTCGCTCGCCGCCTCATCCAGCAGCATGCCGAGGATGACATCGTGCTTGCGCAGCCGTTCGGCATCGAGCTTGGCGCCGACCTCCTTGCGCACCAGGCGCTCGTTCAGCGGGTTCAGCTCGACCCACTCTCCCTTCACCTTGTCGATCAGCTTCCCCGGCAGCGCGGGGCCGTTCCGAAGCTCGATCTCCAGCCTGCGGACGGTGCTGTCCTCGTCGGGTCGGTGCATGAGCAGCCCGGAGGTGTAGAAACCCCGCAGCGCGCTGGCGCCGGAGAGCGCGAGGAAGGGATCGTCCTTGACCTGGTGCTTGGTGACCTTGCGGGTGTGGTGAGCGAGGATGACGCCCGCATCCGGATTGACCGCCTCGCGCAGGAGCTCCACCCGGTCCTTCAGGAAGAACATCATGGCGGTGTTGTCGTTCTCGCCGCCACCCTCGGGGCCACCGTCGAAGAGGTTGCGGATCGGGTCGATGACGATGATGTCGGGCGGCGCGTCGGGAAATGCGGCCCGGATCGCCTCGGCCACGCGGGCGACGCCCTCGGCGTCGAGCAGCAGCTTCAGCTTCGGGGTGGCGATGAAGGTGTCGCGCGCGGCGGCGATCACGGTGGCGGGCAGCGCGATCTGCTGCATGCGCTCGCGCAGATAGTGATACTGGATCTCCGCCTGCAGGTAGAACACGCGGAGCGGCCGGGGCGGCGTGAAGCCGAGGAACGGCACGCCAGCGGCCATGTGCACGAGCCAAGAGATCAGGAAGTCGCTCTTGCCGACCTTGGGCGCGCCGCCCAGCACCAGGAGTCCGCCCGGCGTCAGCACGCGCGGCCCGATGATGTCCTCGGGCATCGGGCTCGTGTCGTCGAGCAGCGAGCCGAGGCTGAAGGTCGGTAATGGGCTGGCCGGGGCATCGGCGTGCGCTGCGCGCAGGAGCGGCGGACCGTTGCGCTTCACATGCAGCTCCCAGAGGCGTTCTGACTCGGCCATCAGCCGATCGAGCGGCCAGGACGGGCGCAGCATGGCGGCGTTGTAGCCGCAGATCGCTTCCCAGCCTGCGAAGGGGTCGAGGCGGCCCTCGTGCACCAGGCGCACGTAATGGCCGATGGCGGCGCTGGCCCCCTGGAAGCGGGACCAGTCGTCCACTGCGCCTTCGCGCACCGGCGTGGTAAGCACCGCGTCGATGCCCGGCTTCGAGGTTGATGCGGCAACGTCGCTGGCGAAGCCCACACCGGGCAGCGGCGGCATCTCGGCGACCTTCTCGGCGAAGTCCGCAAGGTCCACTTCGACGTCGCGCTGTTCGCGGATCTGCACGAGGCGTTGATGGCCGTGCTTGTGATAGACGGTGCCTGGCACCCGGATCGGCTGGTGCGCCGAGCGGAAATGCGTGTCGCCGCCGACCTTCACGGCGATCTCGCCGCGCAGCCGGCAGAGCGTCACCAGGTCCTCGCCCTCGGCCGGTTCGGTCAGCTTCCACCAGACATGGAGCTTGGCCGCACCTTCGGGCGTCCGCCCGCCGCTTTCGATGATCAGCGTGGGCGGGCCGAGATGGCGCGTGACATGGTCGAGCTTGGCCGGGATATCGCCCGCATCGAGATCGACCACGATGGCCTGCATCTGCAGCACATCGGCGGCGCGGGCCTGACCCTGCTCCTCGACCGTGCCGGGGATGACATAGACGGCGGCGCCCTCGCGGTTCGCCCACGCGGCGAAGGTCGCGAGCTTTCCCGGCGCGGTGTCGTCGGCCGAGATCCAGATGTTGTGCGGCTTGCCGTCCCGGCCCTGACCCTTGTCGACGAAGCCGCGGAGCGGGATCAGCCCCTCGCTCCAGCTGAACACGGTGTCGAGGAAGACGGCGATCTGGTCGGGGTCGGGATCGCAGCCGAAGGGGTTCTTGGACGGCGGCCCGTCGTTGAAGTCCATCCACGGGTTGAAGTGCAGGATGCCGTCGTCGCTCATGCCGGCAGCCCCCAGCAGCGCTCGGACCACGGGCAGAAGCGGCACTCGAAGAAGTCGGCCGTGGTGGCGACGCGCGGCAGCAACTCGCCCGCATCGGTCGCCTGCAGGATCCGCACGCCCCGGTCGGACATGCGCTGCGCGAGATCGGCGTCGAAGGCGACCAGCTCGTGGTGAAGCTCGGCGGTGTCCTTGTTGATCGCGGTGAAGAGCGCGGGCGCGACCGAGATGCTTGGGACCGTCCCTTCCATGTAGGCCTGGTAGACCGCGATCTGGGCGGCGTAGACAGGCTTCGACATGGTCACGCCATCCTTGACGCAGGCCCGCCAGTTCTTCGCGTTCATGGTCTTGCATTCCCAGAGCGCGGGAACGGTCAGACCGAAGCCCTCGGGCCCGGCGGCGATGATGCCGTCGACATGACCGCGAATGCGCCCGCCCGCGACCGAGAACCCGAACTGGCCGCCATCGGGCCGGTTGCCCTTCCGGGTGTAGAGGTCGAAACCCGCGCCGCGAAGCCAGGCGACGGCCAGATCCTCGAGCGCGTGGCCGATGGCGAAGATGCGCAGCGACTGGCCGCTGAACTCCTGGCCCTCGTCCTTCGGCGTCGCCGTGAACTCGAACTGCAGGGCCCGCTCGCAAGGGTGCCCGAGACGCGAGCCGCCGAGGTAGTCGCGGGGCGGCCGCGTCGCCTGATCGGCGGTCAGCGCGCGATCGATGGCGGCGTTGACCCGGTCGGCGAAACTGGGCCGATGATTGTAATCGAGGGTCAAAACGGCACCTCCGGCGTCTGCGTCCGGGCGATGTCGGACATGGCCTCCCGGAAGCCCTCGACGGCTTCCTCGATCAGCGCGCGCACCTGCGCCTCGGTCAGTTCGCCGAGCTGGGTGGCCCAGCCGATCTCGTCCATCAGCAGGGCGACGCGTTTCATGGTGGCGGTGATCGCGGCGCGCTCTTCCTCGGTCAGATCAACCATGGCGAAACGCTCCCGCGCCAAGCGCGTCCAGAAGGACTGGCAGGGCATCGAGCAGAACCAGACCGATGGCCGGGGTCGCTTCGACTGGTGCGGATCGAACCAGCCAAAACCACGAGTGGGTTGCCGGCAGACAGCACAGAGCGTTCCACGCGGATGCCAGAGCCGCCGCCGGTCCGCGGCCGTGATGGGGGTGGATGTGGACATGGGTCATGCCGCCCTCCGCTCGGGGCTGGCCGCTCTGTCGATCAGCTGGCGGATGGCGCGCTTGTTGAAGCCGAAGGTCATCAGCGCCGAGGCGCGGTAGCGTGTCAGGCCGAAGTCATGGCGGCACTCGGGCGGCAGGTACTGGAGCTGCTTCTCGGTCGGCGGCTGGCGCAGCCAGGAGCGGGTCTTGAAGGCGCTCTCGTCGGTCTCGTGCGTGTTCAGCCAGTCGTCGGCCTGCGCAAGGCAAACGGTGCGCTCGCCGACGCCCAACAGGTGGGGGCGTTCGCCCTTCGCCCCGCCGATGGCGTACCAGACCCCGTCCAGCCAGAAGATGCCGCCCCAGGCTGCGAAGCCCGTGGCCATCAGCGCATCGTCCATGCCGTAGAGGTCGACCCACGCGAAGCTGGACCGCTTCAGAAGGTCGATCTCGGTCATCATGAAGCCCGAGAGCGGCGCGGCGGCCCCACCTTCGCCTGCATCCAGCTCCTCGCGCGGAAATGCCTCGCCGCAGAGCGGGCATTCGGTGGCGGCCAGCGGGATCTCTGCCTCGCAGGCCGGACAGGTCTTGGTCGGCGCCTCCCCCGGCGTCGGAACGCGCCCGTCGAGATCGACATCCTGTTCCAGCGTGCCGTGCGTGAGGCTCGACGTCCCGAAGTCCAGTACGATGCAGTCGGTTTTCACGACACCGGGGTATTCCTCGGGATCGACGGTGCGCAGGCCGCGCCCGACCATCTGGATCATGGTGGACTTGTAGGAGCTGGGCCGCAGCAGCACGACGCAGGAGGTGGGTGGATGGTCCCAGCCCTCGGTCAGCACCGCCACGTTGACGACGACGCGGATGTCGCCCGCCGCGTAGTCGGCGAGGATCGCCTTGCGGGTCTCGACCGCCAGATCGCCATGGATCAGCGCGGCGGAAACACCCGCCGCCCTGAACGCCTCGGTGACATGCTCGGCATGCGCGACGGTGGAGCAGAACACGACGGTCTGCCGGTCGCCCGCCTTCTCCTTCCAGTGGCGGATCACCTCGTCGGTGACGGGCGCGCGGTCCATGATGCCCGCCACCTCCGCCATGTCGAAATCCGACATGGTCTTGCGGACCGAGCGCAACTCGTCCTGCACGCCCACGTCGATGACGAAGGTGCGGGGCGGTACCAGGTGGCCCGAGGCGATCAGTTCGCCCAGACGGACCTGATCGGCGACATTGTCGAAAACCTCGCGCAGGCCCTTCTTGTCGCCCCGGTTCGGCGTCGCCGTGACCCCGAAGATGCGGGCGTCGGGATTGGCTTCGCGCACCCGGTCGATGATCCGGCGATAGCTGTCTGCCACCGCATGGTGCGCCTCGTCGACAACCAGCAGGTCGAGGCGTGGCATGTCGGCGAGGTTCGAGGCGCGCGCCAGCGTCGGCACCATGGCGAAGGCGACCTGGCCGCCCCAGGACTTCTCGGTGGCGTCGATGACCGAGGTGGCGACGCCCGACACCACGCGCTGAAACTTGGCGCGGTTCTGCGCGGTCAGTTCATCACGATGGGCCAGCACGCAGGCCTTGGCGCCGTCGCCGATCATCTCGCCGGTGACCGCCGAGAGCATGATGGTCTTGCCCGCGCCGGTGGGCGCCACACCCAGCGTGTTGCCTCGGGAAGCGAGCGCAGCCACGCTGCGCTCGACGAAGGTCTTCTGGCGGGGGCGCAGGCGCATGGCCGATCCCCCCTTACTGCGCCCAGCTCGGCCGACCGGCGGCGCCGGGGGCGGACGCGGGCGGGCTGGGCTGAGTGGTCGTGTGGGGCTGCTGCGGGGCGTGGCCCTGCGCCGGGGCGGCGGTGAATTGCGGCGCGACCGCGCCCATCAGTGCGGCGTAGTCGCGATGATCGGGGGTGACGGCGGCGCGGATTTCGTTCTTGTCCTCGCCGTTGGTGTCTGTGCCGATGTCGATGCGGGCGACGAATTCGACCCCATCGAGATCGCCGAACCCGTTGATGCGGCGGCGGGCCTGCGCCTCGGGCGAGTTGTCCTTGTCCGACACGCCGCGCGCCGAGTTGAGGATGCCGCGGATCAGGCCGCGCCCCATGTTCGCCCAGTCCGGGCCCTTCGGGCTGTAGAGGCCGATTAGCGACCAGATCTTGCGCCGGGCATAGGGCCCCTCGAGCACCGTGTATTCGGCGTCGAGATAGACGGCGCCCGTGGCGGCGCGGCGCGCCCAGCCACCGGTCCAGCCCTGCGAGGGGTCGTCGAAGCCGCCGGGGCGGAGCGTCAGACGCACCTTGGCGAGCGTGCCCTTCGGGATGACGTTGGTGTTGGATTGGGCGGAGTTGAAGTCGTTCCAGGGTCCGGACATTGCGCGGCTCCTTTCAGTTGGAGGATGGGACGCGCAGTGGCGTCAGAGGGGAAAAGCCACCCCGGCGACCGGATCGGGACACCGGGCGTCGCGAGATGCGCTCAGCCATGGCCGGGCTCCTGCGCGGGCGCGGGATCGGCCGGGGTCACCGGCGGCCATGTCAGGCGTTCGGAGACCGGCGCCGCGGGACGCTGGATCTTCTCCATCAGGCGGCCCAGATGCGGGGCCTCGACCCTGTCGAGGCGGCCCGAGCGGTCCTTGGCCGGATAGCCCCAGGGGTTCAGCGTCTGGCAGACGAAGGCGCGCTGCGTCGGGCCGTTGGCATCGGCGATGTCGGCCATGGTGATGACCTGATCGACGATGCCCGGCAGCTCGAGCCCGGTCTTCGAGCCGTCGATCTGCGGCTGGAAGACCTTGCGGTTGAAGTCATCGAGCCGCTCGTCGAGGATGCCGACGAACCAGACATGCTTTCCGCGCGTGTGCTGCAGATGGGTCAGCCAGCCGATCATCTCGCGGCCATGCAGCCCGTAGGCGCCGCGGATGTCGGGCTTGCCGGTCTTCTCGGAGAACGCCTCGGGTTGGCCGCGGCACCACTGGAAGCAGAGCCGCCCGGCCACGGTGATCGAGTCGATGAAGACGGTCTCGTACTTCCCGATCACCGTGGGATCGCCGTAGCGGCCGCAGACCTCGTCGAAATGCGCCTGGCTGTAAGGCTGGTCCTCGCGCAGCGCCGGGTTTGGCCCGCCGATGAACACCGCGAAGTCCCGGCATTCCTTCCAGGTGCGGGGTCGGAGCGTGTCGATCTCCAGCCCCTCGACCGCCAGGTCGCCAGCCTCGAGGTCGAGGAAGAGCGTGGTCGAGGCGTTCAGCGTCCAGAGCAGGCTGGTCTTGCCGATGCCGGACCGGCCAAAGATGACGCCCTTGATCCCCTTGCGCTGCGCGAGCCGCTCGTCGGCGCCGATGATGGGAAGGGCCATCACTGGCCCTCCTTCTTCATCACCGCCGTGGCGGCGCGGTCGGCGCCGATGCACCCGGCCTCGCGGGCGAGCTTGTAGAGCCGCTTCAGCGCATCGGCGCGGCGATAGGCGGCCGTGCTCTCGCTTTCCGCCTCCACGATCGCGAAGGCGATCTCGTCGACGGTCGCCTCGACGACCGGCAGCGGCTCGCGCGGCTCGTCACCGGTGCGCTGCGGGAAGGCGATGGTTTCGGGGAGTTCTTCGAGGGCGTAGCTCGCGGCGCGAAGACGGGTGATGTCGTCCGGCTGGTCCGGCATGGCTTTTCTCCGTGAGATGAGGTGATCGAGGAGTCGCATCACGCGGCCTCCCGGACGTCGGGCGCGGGCTCGGCGACGTAGATCGCCAAGAGCGGCGTCCCGTCGGCATGGGCGCCGGCGTCCTCGATCTGATAGTTGCGGTTGGGCTCGCAGACCTCGGTCAGCTCCCAGCGGCGATAGAGCCCCGGAAGACGCCTGAAATCCTCGAGCGACAGATCGGCAGTGCGGTTCATGCGTGTCTGCTTTCGGTTGGAGG